TATACTAGCACTCTTATTCACGACAGCTGTTTCTGCAGCTGAGATAACACCGTATGGTACCTTTAATTATAAATGGTCCCATGATGAAAACACTTCTGGTGTTGCAAACGACAAACTAGGAGATAATGGTTCTAAGATAGGTATGAGTATTACCGAAGAATCATTAGAAGGTTCTTCTATTGGTGCCTTTGCTAAATTAGAAGTTGGTGTAGATACTGATGATGATGCTTCGAATACATTTGATTCAAGACTAGCATATGTAGGAGTTTCTACCGATCTTGGAAGTATTTCTGCTGGTCGTCAATCCCACCCCTATACAGATAATGTTGCTTCTACAGCAAGTGTCTTTGAAGTATATGGTGGAAGTGCCTCTCATTCTTATGCATCTAGAAGTTCAAACTCATTAGCATATTCAAACACAATAGGTTCTATATCGATTGATGCTTTGACTGTTGTTGATGGTTCTTCTGGACAGAATAATGGTTGGGATGCATACGAGTGGTCTGCTTCTACTGACATTGCAGGAAATACAGTATCAGCAGGTTTTGCTGATGATGTTGCAAGTGATATATCATACTATGGTGTTGGTGCAACAACTGATTTAGGTCCACTAAGTGTGGCGTCTAGTTATACAATTAAAGATGCTGTTACTGATTTATCAGCATATGAAGTCGCTGCCACTTATAAACTACTTACAGTAGGTTATGGTGATTTAGAAGGAACAGGAAATTATACAACTGTTGGTGTTTCAAAATCACTAACAAAGGGATTGACTGTTTTTGCTGAAACTCAAATGGCAGATTTAGATACTGGTACAGACACAACTTCATGGTCTATCGGTTCTAAATTTAGTTTCTAATATATTTGAAGTTAATAGTATCCCCTATTTTATAGGGGGTGCTTTCTATTTAATTTTTCCATTAATAAAATTCAATTCTTCAATACTATAAGGCCACATTAGGAATAAAATCGTTTATATAAACTAGAGTAACGATTACCATTAATTGATAAGCTATCTAAATGTTTCATTCTAAATTCTAAATCGGCATGATCTTCACTCTTAGCGAGATAATCTTCATGTGCTTCTTGGTTAGTTTTTGCCCAAGTAAAAATAAGTTTAATAAGTTTTTTCATTTTTTCATTCCTTTCTGAACTGCGAAAGATTCAATCGCCGACCTCCAGTCGGAGCCATATTCATTTTGAAAGTACCGAATAAGCTCAGGGGAGATGCCGCTATAAGAATCATCCATAAAATTATAGTTAATAGAAAATAGTTTGGTAAAGTTTTTAAAAAGTTTTGACATTGTAGTCCTTTCATTCACAAAATATTTAGAGAAGAAAGTATTGAGTTCTCTTTGTTATTTTGATACGACACCTATGCGTTTTTGATATAGTGTCTCCACCACATCTTACATACTACATATATAATTCTTGGTTATTATAAGTACTCATGTGCGTCCTTCAGAGACCCCTCCAAGCTAGCTTGGAACCAGAGTTAAGAGTTCTTAGTAATGGTCTTGCGATAGTTGTATGATAGCATAATGTATGACTTTAAATAGGTCGTTCTTATTGCGGCCATCTTTCTTACCATATCTTTGAGCATACTTTAGAATGTTACCCATACAGAAACCTGTACCATGACCTTGGTCAATGATAGTCTCGGTTGCCTGTCTAGTCACATCTTTGGCATAGTGTGAACCATAAGTATTATTAATATAGTTTATGATATCGTCTAGTATTTGATCTTCTCTAAATTTATATTCTGGCATTGTTTCCTTTCATTTGTTTTTGTTGTTTTGTGTATTGCATATTGACATTTTTAATTATTTTACTTCTAATGCCAGTAGGAGATAAACCTAACATTTTACAGTAATCAACGAATTGTGGGTCGTTTCCTACAATCCAGTCAATTGCTGATTTTTTGTGTTTAAGGTATTTCTTGTTTCTACCTTGATAACCAGCATCTTCTACAGCTTGCATGATTATTTTCATTATAAAATTTCCTTCATTTTCCATTATTATTAGTCTCCTATTATTTGTGAAAAGTACGCCCAACATTGGTCGCCATTTTCAGATTGATATCCGATTGATCCTAAATAGTCGAGGTCAGTATCATATTCTGAAATATGAGCACCTAGTTCTCCTGCAGGATCTTCTAGTTTAGTTGCAATTGATATGTCAGTAATTTTGCCATATCTCATGTTCGATCCGCAAGGTCTTGGACTTACGGCCACTTCGTCACCTATTTTAATTAACATGATTCTCCTCATCTTTTAGTCTTGCATATAATTCAACCGCCATGTTCAACTGACTAGCAAGTTCTGGCCATTTTGAAACGAGACTGTAAATAAACAAGTCTCTTTGGTTTACATCCATTCTTGCTATTTGCTCAACAGCTTCGTTAGCAATAACTTCATTCATAACTTCGATAGTATCCATAATATAATCCTTTCTATTGATTTATTAATTCTTTGTAGGCTAATTCACTTGCTTCTTCATATGAATAACCTAGTTCTTCGTATTTTTCTACGAGTGCGTCATATTGGGCATTTATCATTATAGATAAATCCTCTGTGGCATATCTTCATCAGTAATGTCAAATGCCCACTGGTCCCATCTTTCTTTTTCTGTGCCTCTCAGGCAAGAATCCTTAATCACATACGGTCCAACTACAGACTGTATTGCTTCTTTGACCAAGTCTACTTCATAACTGAAATCGATTCCGTTCACATATAAAGCACCTCCAGTCCACTCTAACTCAATGATCTTGTAATCAAGTGCTGATCTGACTGATTTTTCAATTTCTTTATTCATGATTATGCTATCTCCTGTTCTAGAATCTCTTTTAGTTCAGATTCGTTATTGATGCCTATTAAATCCCAATCAATACTTTTCTCTCTTGCTTCATCACAAGCTTGAGCAACTGTTAAATTTTTATTTTTAACGTCATTGATTAGTTCTTCGAGATATTGTTCTGCTGTATCCCACAGCCAGTCTTTCACTTTTCCCATTATTTGTTCTCCTTATAATGTGTAATGTTAATAATTCTTCTTTCTGCTTTTTCTTTTTTGTATTGTTTGATTAGTAGGTGGCACAGAAGTGCCACTCCTAAAATTAAAAATAAATCGGCGCCGTTCATTATGCAGCCTCCATCATACTAAAAGGAACTCTATACTCACGACCATTAAATTCAACAATCGCTTTTTTGATGTTAATCTCTTTAATAATACCATTGAAGATTTCTCTTTTAGAATTGATTAACACTTTATCGCCAACTTTAAAAGTTCTACGAAGCATCTTAGAAAGATTTTCTCTTCTAAATTTAACGGCATAAACAACTTCGTTTAGTTCTTTAGGTGACATCATCCCAATTTTACTGATTATTTGATTGATTTTCATAATATAGTTTTCCTTTCGACTAGTTTAAGTATAAGGGACCTGTCCATTGCATAAAGTAGTTACCCTCTAGAACATTTCCTCTTGGTTGATTAAGTGCAGGTGCAGCCCAACTTGCAGCCTTTAAAACATCACCTACTTTGAAATGTTTAAATGCTTTCTTTACAATAAAGGAGTGAACCATATTTTTACTAATTACTTTAATATACTTCTGTCCTTCTTTTATATCCCACTTGTTAGCAAATTCATTTTGCATATTTTTATTATCACAAAATTTATTGTAATCTTCATTAGAAGCGTTGATTAAATTATTGATACCTTCATCAATAGTTTTTGCAGGGTTTTTTATTTTTATCATATTGTAGTCCTTTCGTTTGGTTGATTATGTATCCATTATACACGAAAAAGAGCATATTGCAAGAAAAAAATGGATTATTATGTAAAATAAAACCCTTATTTTTCAACAAATTGGGGGTGCAGAATGTCGCACACTCAAAACCCTTTATTTTCTGCGATTTTTCTTGTTTTTTTGTCATTTTTTCGATTATGTATCCAGTATACACTAATCAAAGCGTAAGTCAAGAAAAAAATGGTCTAAAAAACCCTTATTTTCTGCGATTTTGTGGAATAAATCCATTTTTATTCAAAAAAGTCTGTAAAATCACTATATTTTAGGGGGTTTGCAAATTTCTTATAAATAGTTTATATAAAATTAAAGGGAAAAACCAATGTACGAGTATAAATGCAAAATTATTAAAATCATTGACGGAGATACCGTTGATGTAGACCTTGATTTGGGATTTGGTGTCTGGCTCAGAGACGAAAGAGTAAGAATTATGGGCATTGATACTCCAGAATCAAGAACAAGCGATCCAATAGAAAAGATTTTTGGTCTTGCTGCTAAAGAAAGAGTAAGCCACTTACTAGGAGATGATGCAACTCTATTATCACAAGTAAAAGGTAACGGAGAAAACATGAAAGGTAAGTTTGGTCGTATTCTTGGTGATTTCAGAACACCACAAGGTGACTTATTAACTTCTAAGTTAATGGAAGAAGGTCATGCTGTAGCATATACAGGTGGTAATAAAGAAAAGATTCAAATGAAACATTTAGAGAACAGACAAAGACTAGTTAATGAAGGCAAAGTTAATGTTGATGGTATGGAAATAACCAAACCTGCATTAGTACAAAAGCCTATCGTTGAAGAAGTTGTTGAAGAGGTTTCAGAACCTGTTAAAAAAACAACTAAGAAAAAAACTACTAAAAAGAAATAGGAGATTATTATGAAATTTTTATCAAAGTTGTGGAAAAAATTGGGCAAAGGAACTGAAGTAGAACCAGAAGCAAAACCAGTAAAGAAAACACCAACAGTTAAAAAGGTAACAAAGAAGAAAACTAAAAAGAAAACTGCAAAGAAAAAATAATGAGAGGCGTTTTTGTTATTAAAGACAAAGGTGAACTTTTAGAGTTTAGTGATTATGACGACATACCTAAAAGTTTTGACAATGTTATAAGATTTGAACCTACTTCTCCTGAACCTCCTCATACAGAGGAAGAACATGAGGAGATGGAAAATTATAACGACAAGTTAAAAGAGTTAATGAAAAGAGAAAAAAATTAATGCCTGCTGTAACAAGAATTGGTGATGCTGATGTAGCACATTGTAGTGGTATGACAAGAGCACAAGGTTCTTCAAATGTATTTGCTAATGGCATAGGTGTGTCAAGACAAGGTGATGTGAATACTACTCACTTGTTACCTGGTGCTCCTTGTCCAGCACATACAGCAGGAATTACCTCTGGATCAGGAACTGTGTTTGTTAATGGTAAAGGGTGCGGTCGTGTTGGTGACGGCATAAGTGCTTGTACATCTGTGGCTGCAGGATCATCAAATGTATTTGCAGGTTAACGGTATAAATATACCAAGGAGAGATTACTAAATGTCAAGGTATGACGCTACACAAACAAACGAAAGTTCAAGAAGTTCTAGAACATATAAAGATTTAGATTTAGATTTTCAAAAAAATATTGCAACTAGTGATATACAAAAACTTACGGATGTTGAGGCAGTAAAAAGAAGTGTAAGAAACTTGATTAATACAAATCATTATGAAAGACCTTTTCATCCTGAAATTGGGTCTAATCTAAGAGCGATGTTATTTGAAAATATATCTCCACAAATGACCCATGTTATTGGTAAACAAATAGATTTATTAATTAAAAATTATGAACCAAGATGTAGACTAGTTCAAGTTAATGTAAAACCAATGATAGACAGAAATTCATATGCTGCTACAATATCCTTTTATGTAGTTAATTATCCAGAACCAGTACAAGTAGAAACATTTTTAGAAAGATTAAGATAAAATGGCAACCAAATTAGAAATATCAGAATTAGATTTTGATGGTATAAAAGATAATTTAAAAAACTTCTTATCTCAACAAGACGAATTTAGAGATTACGACTTTGAAGGATCTGGTATGTCTGTTCTTTTAGATGTACTTGCCTATAACACACACTATTTAGGATACAATGCTAATATGTTAGCAAATGAAATGTTTTTAGATAGTGCTGATTTAAGATCAAGTGTTGTATCATTAGCAAAACAAGTGGGATATACTCCAACTAGTGCAGCAGCATCAACCGCTGTTATTAATATTACAGTCAATAATGCTTCTGGTCCTTCTCTTACTATGGTAAGAGGAACAAAATTTTCAACTACTGTGAATGGAACAAGTTATTCTTTTGTAACAAACGCCGATATTAGTATTACACCAGCTTCTGGTGTTTATGTTTTCAATAATGTTACAATTTATGAAGGCACATATTTAAATTACAAATATACTGTTAATACATCTGATACAGATCAAAGATTTATTATACCAAATGATAATGTGGACACAAGAACACTATCTATCAAAATTCAAGAATCTTCATCTGATTCTACAATAAACACATATAGACTTGCAACTGGTATTACAGAAATAGATTCAACATCTAAAGTTTATTTTTTACAAGAAGTTGAGGGTGGGAGATATGAAGTTTATTTTGGTGATGGTGTTTTAGGACAAGTTGTGGCTGATGGTAATATTATTATTATGGATTACATTAATACAAATAGAGCAGAGGCAAATGGTGCCACAACATTTACATTAGGTGGAACTATTGGTGGGTTTTCAAGTGCAACAATAACAACTATAAGTAATGCTTCTGAAGGATCAGATCCAGAATCAATTTCATCAATTAAATATAATGCACCAAGAGATTATACAGCACAGGATCGTGCGGTCACAGCAAACGATTACAAAGTTTTAGTTAAAAGTTTATATGCAAATGCCCAATCTGTACAGGTATATGGTGGTGAAGATGCCGCTGTGCCTGATTATGGTAAAGTTTATATTTCGATTAAAGCAAAATCAGGATCTACTTTAACTCAAGCAACAAAGGCAAGTGTCGTAACAAGTCTTAAACAATATGCTGTTGCTTCTGTAACACCTATAATTATTGATCCAGAAACAACTTACTTAACTCTTACAACTAACTTTAAATATAATTCTGGCGCCACATCAAAAGATGTAAGCACACTTCAAACAAATGTGCTTTCTACTATATCAACATATGGTAACAATACATTGGAAAATTTCACTGGTATTTTTAGACACTCAAAATTAACAGAAAATATTAATAATGCTGATACTTCTATTTTAAGTAATATCACAACAGTTAAACTGTATAAGTATATTATACCAACTTTAAGTTCAGCACTCAAATACACACTTTCATTTAATAATGCATTTTACAACCCACACTCTGGACATAATTCAGATGCAGGTGGAGTAATTTCATCAACTGGTTTTAAAATTAGTGGCGATACAGTTAATGAGCATTTTTTAGATGATGATGGTGCTGGAAATATAAGACTTTACTATTTAAATGGCACAACTAGAATATATACAACTTCAACTTATGGAACAGTTAGTTATACTACAGGAGAAGTTATCTTAACATCAGCAAATATAACAAGCATCTCAAATGTTGATGGTGTCGCTAGTACACAGATTAGAGTATTTGCTATTCCAAACTCTAATGATATTGTTCCAGTTCGTAATCAGGTTTTATCAATAGATACAACTAACTCAACTATTACTGGAGATGTAGATACTGTAGAAAGTGGTAGTTCACAGGCAGGGACATCATACACCACAACAAGCAGTTATTCATCATATTAATGGATAGCAATGACAACATTTAAAAAAACAAATAAGAGAAAATTATCTAATCTTGTAAAGCAACAATTACCTGAATTTGTTTTAACAGATCATCCTAAATTTGCTGAATTTATTGCTTCTTATTTTCTTTTTTTAGAATCTGCTGAATTATCATTAACATCTTTTACCGAAATTGATAATATACTTTTAGAGACTGAAGGTACTATAGACAGCTATCTTTTACTAGATAGAACAAATGGGTTCAATTTAGACACTGGCGATAAACTTGTTGATGAACAACTTTCTTTTTCAGGAACATTTCAAAAAGGCGAAACAATCACTGGATCGACTTCTGGTGCTACCTCAAATATTTTAGCTGAAGATTTTACTAACTCTAGATATATGGTTACTGCCAACAATGGTTGGATTACTGGTGAGTTGGTTACTGGCTCAACATCAGGTGCTACTGCATATGTTGGTAGATATCGTGCTAACCCAATTGAAAATATCCAACAACTTTTAAACTACTCTGATCCTGACCATACAATAAGCGATTTCTTATCACAAATGAAAGAGGAATTTCTTAATACAATTCCTGTAAATACGGCTGACGCTTTAAGCACAAGAAAATTAATTAAAAATATTAAATCACTATATCGTGCAAAAGGAACTGATAAAGCTCATAAAGCATTTTTTAGATTGTTATTTAATGACACTTCAAGTGTTTACAAACCTACTGTGGATATGTTACGAGTATCAGATGGTAAGTTTTCTAAAAATACATTTATTCGTTGTACTCAAACAACAACACAAGCCTTTAATAATCCTATATTTTTAATTGGTCAAGAACTTACACAAGCAAATAATCCTGCTGATGATACCATAAATGATGCTTCAGCAATTGTTGAAAATGTTACAATATTCCAAGAAGGGTCAATTGTTGTTTCCGAGATTGAAATTAATCCAGAAACAGTAGTTGGAACTTTTATTAATGGAGAAGTCCTTCAAGGACAAAGTTCACAAGATGAAAATATAATTATTAAGGTCACATTAAGTCAAGCACTATCAACTACAACAATAACAAATGACGGTTCAACACTAACAGTTGGTGATGAAGCTGTGGTGTCTGGTGGAGCTGGCAGTGGTGCTCGTGTACAAGTTTTAGATATTTCAGGTGCAGGTGTTGATGAGGTTATAGTTGATGTTGGTGGTAGTGATTATGAGATTGGAGATACAGTTACATTTAGTTCAGGAACTGCTGAAGCAAAAGTTTCTATTGTTAATGGCGGATTTGCACCAGAGACAGGTAGTGTTGATGTTCATGTTGAGTTAGAATCAGGAACAATTACAGGCGGAGGTTCTGGTGATTTATTATTAGAAGATTATGGTGATGGTACTATAGGTAAGTTTTTAGATTCTGCTTCTCAAATGATTGAAAGAGAAGTTAGAATTGAATTAGAAAATGAAGTTGGTGAAATATTATTAGAAGAACATGATTCACAAACATCTGAAACCTCTTTTCTTCTTGGTCAAGAATCTGAATTGGATATTCCATATAATATAGAAGATGATGACCATATTGTTTTAGAGGATAATGTAGCAAATGAAGGATATGTGGGTGATAAAATTGTACAAGAAAATGCTACAGGCACTGGTGATATAACTGACATACGAATGGTTGCAAGCGGTGGTGGTTACACAACTTTACCAACTGCAACGATTACTACTGGGAAGAGATTTATAGGATTAGAAACTGATACCTTTAGACAGCGTTTAGGAATAATTGAATTAGAAGGTTCACCTCCAGAGACCTTTCAGTTTGCATTAGAGAATGAAGATGGTTCGCTTGTAGCAGAAAAAAATTTGGGAACTTCTGGTAGTGATTACTTCATTAATGAGTCCTTTGATTTAGGAACTATAGCAACTAATTTATATAATTCGCTGCCCGGTTTTATAGAATTTGAACAAGGCTCTGGAAATATATTAGATGAGCAAGAATCAACGGTGACTATTGTATCAACTAGTACTGCTGGTCTAGGTCGAATTGAGTTAGAAAGTGGTGGCAATTTATTAGATGAAACATTTGATGGCGCAAGTGTAACCGCTATACCTTTTGGTGCTGAGATTGGTCGAGCTACATCGCTTAATATTATTGAACATGGAATAGATTACACTTCTGCTCCAACATTTTTATTTCCTCATTATGTTGTACTCAAAACAGTTTCAGGAACAATAACAGAAGGTGAAACATTTACAAGTAATATTAGTGGTGCAACAGGAACGGTTATTGATTTTACAGCACCTCTTTTAAAATACACAGCAACATCAAGTTCGTTAGTTGCTGAAGATACTATTACATTTTCGGGCACTACAACTGCTCTAGTAATAAAATCTAATCAACTTACTGGTACAGGAACAATATCAACTGTTGTTAGTACAAGAGGAAAATATATAAATCAAGATGGTCATTTATCAGAATTTACTAAAAAGATTCAAGATAGTTTATACTATCAAGACTATTCTTATGTTATAAGAGTTGGTCAATCAATTAATAACTGGCGAGACGCTTTAAAGAAAGCAGTTCACCCTTCTGGATTCTATGTAACAGGTGAAGTTAATATTGCTTCAAATATAAACGCCCAAATAAAACAACCTGTTGGCGCCACATTATCTTCTGGATTATTCTCTGGCACATCTGATAGTCCTATCTATATGAGATTGAATACTCTATTCTCTACATTCTTTGGTAGACGAACAGGTGTTGGATTAAAGTTTATGAGTAATGGTATCGAATTAGATGGTAAAACAAAAGTATCATCAGCTGTCGCAAGAACAGGTATACCTGTAACTGTTTCAGATGACTTCAACGATCCTAATACAAACAGCGAAAAAGAATTAAATTTATCTCCAGAAACAACAATAGAACTAGAACAAAGAAATAGAAACAGTTTCTACGACTTAAATACTTATACAGTTCGAGGAGCATTAGTTAGAAATGGTTATGCATATGGCGGACCTAGATTAAGAAATCTTAAAACATATGCTCTCAACTTGTTTGCACATAGTAATGGTATATTATTAGAAGGTGCGACAGAAACAGGCAACTCAAACATTAAACTAGAAACCGAATCTGGTGTACTTACAAGTGAATTTGGCGCTTCTGCAAGTACAACAATTTCAGATTGGGCGCAATTACGATTTACTGGTAGTTTAAATTCAAGTGTTGATGGTGAAACTATAAGATTTCAAGATATAGTGGGAACAAACAATAATTTGAATCATAAAACTAATTTTGCATTTCCTACGGACATAACACAGGAGCCTTCATAAACTCTTATAAATAAAAGAGAAGAAACTTATTAAATTAATGGGAAAATAAAATGGCAGCAATTATAACAAACAAATTCAGAATAAATAATGCCGAACAATTCGTTGAATCCTTTAGTGAAACAGCGAACACTACATACTATTTGTTCATAGGAAGAGCCCACGCTTGGGCATCTGATGTTGACGCACAAGGAAATACAATAACAGAAGGCACAGACGCATCACCACCTACACCAAATGATGATGTAACTTCAGAATTTTATAACTATGATGATATGTTAGGGGCAAAACTTATTGCTTCAACCGACATATCTCATGTAATACCAAGAAGAAACTGGACAACAGGCACTACTTATGATATGTATGAACACAACATTAGTTCATCAAATGCTGCAGCGAGTGGTGCAACAAATCTTTTTGATTCAACTTATGTTGTAATGAACAGTTCTTATGCTGTTTACAAAGTTATAGAAAATGACGGTGCAACTGCTTCAACAGTAGAACCAACTTCTACATCAAATTCAATTTTTGCTACATCTGATGGTTATAGATGGAAGTATATGTATTCTTTAACATCCGCTGAAACTCTTAACTTTATGTCAACAGACTTTATTCATTGCTCAACAGATTCTACCGTATCAGCCGCTGCCGTTGATGGTGCGTTAGACACAGCATTAGTTGTCGCTGGTGGTTCAAGTTATAACACTTCATCTGGTGCAACGATTTCTGCAATTCCAATTCGAGGTGATGGTTCATCTGGTGTTGCTTCAGTAGTGATTAGTTCTGGTGCTGTCGCTTCAGTTTCTATTACAACTGCTGGAACAGGATACACTTATGCATATATCCGTGATGCAGATATTATCGCAGCGACAAACGCTGGTGGTGCTGGTTCTGGTGCAAATATTAATATAATTATTCCACCTAAAGGTGGCCACGGTTATAACGCTGTAAAAGAATTGGGCGGCTTCTATGTGATGATGAATAAATCACTTGTTGGTATTGAAGGCACATCAGATATTGGTGTTGCAAATGATTTTAGAAGAATAGGTTTATTAAAAGATCCTTATAACTTTGGAACAACAACAATTGCAACTGCAAGTACTAGACGACAAATCTATGCTGCTGTATTCTCATCTGTATCAGGAACATTTGTTGCTGATGAAGAAATCAATCAGGCGACTACAGGTGCTGTTGGTAAAGTTATTGAGTATGATTCAACAAACAAAATTTTATTCTGGTATCAAACTAGATTTCCAGATGTTGGAACAGATACGAATGGTAACTTAACAGCGTTTAGTGGTGCAAATGCAATCACAGGACAAACTTCAAGTGCTGCTGCAACTCCAAATACAAGTAGTTCTGCTACTACTAATGGAGTAGTTTTTGCTTCTGGTTACTCAAATCCAGAACTTGCATACGATTCAGGAGACATAATTTATGTTGAAGAAAGAAGTCCTATAACAAGGGCGTCAGACCAAACAGAAAATATTAAACTGATTATAGAATTTTAGTAAAGGAATATAATGCCATCAAAAACTGATTTTAATGTTAGTCCCTATTATGATGACTTTTCGGAAGATAAAAAATTCCATAGGGTCATGTATCGACCAGCGTTCGCTGTTCAAGCAAGAGAACTAACAACTCAACAATCTATTAACCAAAATCAACTTGAAAAAATGGGTGACCATTTATTCAAACACGGCGCAATGGTTATTCCAGGTCAAATTAATATTGACGCAAATTATTATGCTGTAAAACTTACCTCATTCTCAGGAACATTAGCAAACTTTAATGGAAGTAATTTAACAGGCGGAACATCTGGCGTTGTTGCTCAAGTTGTAGGAACTGTTGCTACTGATGGTACTGATCCAGACACTTTATTTGTAAAATATAAAAACTCAGGAACAGACAATGTTTCAAATGTGTTTACTGATGGAGAAACTTTAACAAGTGGTGCTTCTACAGGTGAAACAGCTGTATGTAGTACAACCGCAACTGGTTCTGCTGTTTCTATAGATGCTGGTACATATTACATTAATGGTTTTTTTGTTGATGTTGTACAACAAACATTAGTATTAGAAAAATATTCATCCACACCAAGTTATCGTGTTGGTTTAACAATAAATGAATCCTTTATAACATCAACAGATGATACAACTTTATTAGACAATGCAACTGGTTCATCAAACGCAAATGCAAGTGGTGCTCATAGATTTAAAATAGAATTAATATTAGCAAAATTAGATATAACTTCTACTGCTGATGCCAGTTTTGTTGAGTTAGCAGCAATTCAAAATGGTATAATAAAACACAAAGTAGAAAAAACTCAATATAACATACTTGAACAAACTTTAGCAAGAAGAACTTTTGATGAATCTGGTGACTATTATATTGATCCTTTTGATATAGAGATAAGAGAAAATTTATTATCAGGAACAAATCGTGGCATATACACCGCTGACAGCACAACTTCATATGGTAATATACCAAGTGAAGATTTATTAGCAATAGGACTAGGTGAGGGAATTGCTTATGTTAAAGGATATGAAATTAGAAAATTAGGAACAACTTTTGTTGATCTTCCAAAGGCAAGAGATTTTGATACAGATAGCGGAATTACAACTAGATTTCAACAGTTGCCTTTTGTTAATGTTACAAATATTTTTGGAACACCTGATGTTGGATTTGTATCAGCCGAAACTGAAGTATTTAAAAAAGTTAGATTAGTAGATGAATCACATTCTGCTAGAGGCACAGTACAAACAAATAATGATGGTAGAGTTTATGATATTGGTCGTGCAAAGTCAAGAGGCATAGAATATAATTCTGGAACAGCTTCTGGTGTTTTCATGTCATCAGCATCAGTAACATCAAACACATATAAACATTATCTTTTCGATACTGTTATGTTTGCTCATCTTAATGTTAACGGTGCTGCTTCAGGTGCATTAACAACTGGAGAAACACTAACTGGAGGATCTTCAGGCGCAACTGGTATTGTAGAAAGTATCACATCTTTAGGTACTGCAAATATAACAGGAGTAACTGCTGCTCAACCACCTGTTGTAACAATGTCTGCTGGACACAACTTTACTGAAGGACAACAAATCATAATTGCAAGTGCAGCTGGTATGACACAAATCAATACTACTCATACTGTTAAAAATCCAACTGCGACAACTTTAGAATTATTTACTGCTGCTG